GATAATTCTTTATAACTTTATTGATTCCTTGGAAATAAGGAACAATGTATTTCTCTATCTGTTCTGGAGTAAAGTCTGTATCAACAGCAAAGAGTATTGTTGTGTGTTCAGGTTGAGATAAATACTTTGAAAATTCTAAAGCATTCTTAGCGTGTTGAATTCCGTTATTGTAACCAAAATCTGTTGACTTGCGATTAATGTCTTGGTAAACAGGAAGAATAAGAAATCCTTTGTTAGAGAGAAATTTATATTCTTCTAATGAAATGGTTTTAGACCTTCTTGAGGAAGCATAATAACGAATGATAACTTTTACATTATTTTCTTCAAGATACTTTACAAAATTAGATGCTCTTGATGTATTTAACTTATGGTTAGTATCAATTGCATTCCATCCACTATCGTTAGCAAAATCAGATTTATAGCTCATAGGTATCCCTTTAGATTGACATTAGATTTTTAACATTTTATAGTATTATATATTTATTAGAATAGGATTAGATTATATGAGTTTCGTAACACCGAAGAAAGGTATAACTTGGTATATTAAGTGGGGTGCAAGTATCATTATTCTATTTGCAGTTGCTTGTAGATCTGTTGAAGAAGTTCCAAGAATTTATGATATTGTTTTTAGTTTGATTGGATGTTCAGGATGGTTCGTGGTAGGTTTTATGTGGCATGATAGAGCACTGATGGTTCTTAATTCCATTCTAGTTTTTATGTTATTACTATCATTATTGAGGTTTATTTTTGGAGGATAATATATGTATTATCCCTATTGGATTGGATACATTGTAGTGGTATAAATATTTCTGTAATCACTGATGATTACAATTAATCTGATGGCCCAACAGGGCATTCCATATTAAGGAGAATGAAATGAAAAAAACATTTATTGCGGCATTTGCCGTATGTGCTTTTGCGTCTATTGCTGAAGCAAGAGAACTTCGAATTGTAGGTTCTTCTACAGTTTATCCATTTACTACAATTGTAAGTGAAACCTTTGCTAAGAATGGTAATCCATCACCAGTAGTAGAATCAACTGGAACTGGTGGTGGAATGAAACTATTTTGTGCTGGTGTAGGAACTGAACATCCAGACTTCACTAATGCAAGTCGTGCTATTAAATCATCTGAAGTGAAAAAGTGTCAATCAAATGGTGTAACTCCACTTGAAATGAAAGTTGGTTATGATGGCATCGTTTTTGCTGTAAGTAAAAAAGGTGTTCCACTGGAAATTACACCACGTGAACTATTTCAAGCACTAGCAAAAGATGTTCCACAAGAAAATGGTAAACTAGTTCCAAATACATTTACACATTGGAATCAAATCAATCCAAAATTCCCTAAAACAAAAATTGAAGTTCTAGGTCCACCACCTAGTTCTGGTACACGTGATGCTTGGTCAGAACTTGTGATGGAAGCTGGATGTAAAACCTATGATTGGGTAAAAGCACTCAAGAAAAAAGATAAGAAAGCATATAAAGGTATCTGTCACGGTATTCGTGAAGATGGTGCATATGTTGAAGCAGGTGAAAATGATAACCTTATCATTCAAAAACTTGTGAACAATCCAAATGCATATGGTATTTTTGGATTTTCTTTTCTTGATCAAAATACAGATGTAATTCAGGGTTCTCCTGTAGATGGCGTTGTTCCTTCATTTGATACAATTGCAAATGGAACATATCCTGCAAGTCGTGCTCTTTATGTTTATGCAAAAAAAGAACATATGACAACTGTAAAAGGTATGACATCTTTTATGGAACTATATCTATCAGATGATATGGTTGGTTCAGATGGTTCTCTTGGTGATGCAGGACTTATTCCTCTTCCAAAAAATGAACTTGATGAAGTTCGTAAGAATGTATTAAATTAAGTTCAAAGAAGGGGATGTTTAGGCATCCCCTTTTTATTATGAGGTAGGAAATGTTTATTTGGATTGGACCAAAACAAAAACAATCTGGATTTGATGAAGACCTTATTAAAGGATTTTTCAGATTATCAAGTTGGATTACAATTGGTATTACATTTGCAATCATTGCTAGTTTGAGTTATGAAACTATTAAATTCTTTATGTATGTTGAACCAAGAGATTTCTTTTTTAATACAGTCTGGTCTCCACAAACAGCATTTAGGAATGATAGTGTAGGAAGTTCTGGTGAATTTGGTATAATTCCTCTTTTATGGGGAACTATGTTTATCACTATTATTGCAATGTGTATTGCTGGACCATTAGGATTACTATGTGCAATTTTTACATCTGAATATTTAAAACCTTCACAAAGACAATTTGTAAAACCATTATTGGAAATCTTAGCTGGTATTCCAACTGTCGTCTATGGATTTTTTGCAGCAATTGTTCTTGGACCTTGGTTAAGGTCTATGGGTATTACATTAGGATTAGATGTATCTACTGAATCTGCTTTAGCAGCTGGTATGGTAATGGGCATTATGATTATACCTTTAATCAGTTCAATTACGGATGATGTTATTAAATCTGTTCCAAGTTCTATGAGAGATGGTGCTAGAGGATTAGGTGCAACACGTGAAGAATGTATAATTAATATTCTATTACCTGCTGCATTTCCAGGTATTGTTGCTGGATTTATTATGGCAATATCAAGAGCAATAGGAGAAACAATGATTGTTGTTATGGCTGCTGGTCTTGCAGCTAATATAACAGCAAATCCACTTGATGCAGTTACTACTATTACAGTTCAAATTGTAACATTATTAATTGGAGATCAAGAATTTGATAGTGCAAAAACATTATCTGCATTTGCTCTTGCTTTTACATTGTTCATCATCACTTTTGTATTGAATTGGATAGCATATAGGAATTATAAAAATGCAATCAATAGACTTAAATTCTAAATTTACTGGCAAAAGACGCCGCACACAAAAAATTTTAGAATATTCTTGTAAATTTGCACTATTAATCACATCATTGCTAATGGTTGTATTTTTCGTATCATTATGTTATCGTGGAATTGGTGCATTCTCACAAACTAAAATTGAAATTGAAATTACTAAAATTGAAATGACTACCAAACAAACTATTAACACTGCATTATATGGTTTGGTCGAAAATCTTGATAGGAAAACAAAAAAATCTTTACGAGGAATAGTTACACCATATTCGTTTTCAACATTACAAATATATGGACCAGGAAAATATGTTCTTGTTGCACATACTGATGTTGATATGTATGTGAAAGGAGTTTATAATAAGTTAAATGATACTCAACAAAAAGTTGTAGATGATTTGATTAAAAAGGGCAAAATCTATAGAACATGGAATTGGAATTTTTGGACAAATTCAGATAGTCGTTCCCCTGAAATTGCTGGTATTTGGGGAGCAATGATTGGAACATTCTATACTATTGGATTAGCCATTCTTATTGCATTTCCTATTGGGATTGGTTGTTCAACATATATGGAAGAATTTCCACAACCAAAAGGTAAAGCTTGGGAACGTTATCAAGATTTTATGGAAATTAACATTAACAATCTTGCGGCAGTTCCAAGTATTGTATATGGACTATTAGGTTTATCAGTATTAATTAATTTTGCTGGATTGCCTAGAAGTTCTAGTTTGGTTGGTGCAATTACACTTGCAATTTTAATATTACCTACTATTGTCATTGCAGGTAGAACATCATTAAGAACTGTTCCACAAAGTATTAGAGATGCTAGTAATGCATTAGGAGCAAGTAGATTACAAACAACAATATATCAAATTTTACCTGCTGCAATGCCAGGTATTATTACAGGAACAATTATTGGTATAGCTAGAGCAATAGGTGAAAGTGCTCCATTAATTATGATTGGAATGGTTGCATTTATTTTAACTGCACCAACAACACCATTGGATGCATCAACTACACTTCCAGTTCAAATATTCTTATGGGCTGATTCACCAGAAAGAGGATTTGCAGAAAAAACAAGTGCAGCAATTCTAGTTCTTCTGTTTATACTAATATCACTAAATCTATTAGCAATTTGGTTGAGAAAAAGGTTTGAAATAAAATGGTAAGAGAAACATTAACACTAACAGAAAGTACAAAAATTAATTCGAGAAATCTTAATATTTGGTATGGAGACCATCACGCAATCATTAATGCTGATTTACAAATTAGAAAAAATAATGTGACAGCACTAATTGGACCTAGTGGATGTGGCAAAAGTACATTTCTTAGAGCACTTAATAGAATGAATGATTTTATTGATGTATGTTCTACAAAAGGTTCTGTTGACATTGATGGAATTGATATCTATAGAACACAATATACAAATGTAAATAATTTGAGAAAAAGTGTTGGTATGGTTTTCCAGAAACCTAATCCATTTCCAAAATCAATTTATGATAATATTGCATATGGACCAAGATTACATCGTATGTATGAAAAAACAAAACAATTAAATGATATTGTAGAACAGAGTTTAATAAAAGCTAATCTATGGAATGAAGTAAAGGATAGATTGAAAGATAGTGCATTTGAATTATCAGGAGGACAACAACAAAGACTTTGTATTGCTAGAACTCTTGCTGTTGATCCTCAAATTCTTTTATTAGATGAACCTTGCTCTGCATTAGATCCAATTTCAACAAATGCAATTGAAGAATTGATTCTTGAATTAAAGAAATCATATACTATTGTAATGGTGACACATAATATGCAACAAGCAAGACGAATTTCAGATACCACTGCTTATTTTCATATGGGTGAAATCATTGAAAAAGGTTCTACGAAAAAGATATTTGAAAATCCAAACCATAGAAAAACAAAATCATATGTTAGTGGAGATTTTGGTTGACAAATGATTTTTTATTTGGTATAAATATACTTGTGATTGTTTGAGGCAATCTTGAAGCTAGACAGGACAGCGGGGCAGTACCGCTGCCGTCCACCATAGATACATAGAGGATAAAATGATCGAATTTATTATTAAATTTTTTAGTAAAAAATATATTGGAGATATGAGTCAACACAGACTTCATACAACGAAATATGAAGACCTATGTATGTAATATGTATCTATGATGGGCGGCAAATAGGATCGACTGATAGTGTAGGGAAAGTTTAGATCACCGGTATGATACCACCGTTATCGGGTCCGTTAAATAGTTGCAAACGATAATGCACCTCTTGACTATGCTCTAGCAGCCTAGTCTGGGTCCGGTGGGAACCTGGAAACAGAATCCCACCACTTAACTATGGAGATTGTTATGAAAAACATAAATTTAAATGAAAACTTTACTCATCAAAATATTCTAAATGAAATACAAAAATATTGTATTGATAAAAAACTTGAATACATTGATGGTGTAGTTTCTTGGTGTGAACAAAATAATGTTGAAGTTGAACTTATTGCAGGTTTAATCAAAAAAGATCCAGTTATGATGTCAAAACTTCAGTATGAAGCAGAAGAATTGAACATTCTAGAGAAACCAAAAAGACTTCCCCTTTAATGACACCATTCGAAGCATTTTCAATGTACATTGCATTGAAAAATCACTTCACTCAGAAGAGGTTTGACTACCTAAAATACAATGGTAAGTCACGAATGACTCAAAAATCATTCGAAAAAAGAAAAGATAAGATATTTTTTCAGAAATTAGCAAAACACGAAGATGTTCAAGGGTTCCTTATTGCTAATTTTATCAAAAATCCCAAAAGTTGGATCAAAGAACTTGTCTATTCTGAAGAATCAGAGAGAGAATATAGGTCTTGGTTGAAGAAACAACAGTCTTTGACTTATTTGTTTAAGCAAGACCTATCAAAACTTGATGATGACTTCAATCAAAACCTAAAAATAGAGCAAAATCAACACCCAATAGTGTTAAAACTGTATTTGGGTAACAAAATATCGTTAGAAACACTCTGTATACTGATTAAAATGACAAAAACTGAAAAATATTTTCATAAAAATCTAAAAGATGAACCAATATGGGAAGAAATTGAGTTAAAAATTAAAAAATACACACCATTTATTCAGTATAATGAAGAAAAATTAAAGAAAATAGTCCTTGACTACTTTAAATGATTATGTTATATATAATCTTGACTCAAATGAGTCATATTCAACACTCAAACACTCAAACACTCGAAAGGAAATACTATGGACTTCTCTAAATTGAAAAGTATGTCTGGAAAAAAGTCAATGGAAGCTCTCAATGCAGAACTTTCAAAGATGGCAAACCAAGACAGTGGTAAAAAAGGTGCAGATGAACGGTTTTGGACTCCTACAGTAGATAAATCAGGTAATGGCTACGCTATTATTCGTTTTCTACCACCTCCAAATGAAGAGGATGTTCCTTTTGTTCGTCTTTATGACCACGGTTTTCAAGGACCAACTGGACTTTGGTATATTGAAAACTCTTTAACAACAATTGGTAAACCAGATCCAGTTTCTGAGTATAATTCAAAACTATGGAACTCTGGTGTAGAGTCTGATAAAGAGATTGCTCGTAAGCAAAAACGTCGTTTGCACTTTATTAGTAACATTTATGTTGTCACTGATTCTGCAAAACCAGAAAATGAAGGAAAAGTATTCCTTTACAAGTATGGTAAGAAAATCTTTGAAAAACTAAATGAAGCTATGAATCCACAGTTTGCTGATGAAGAGTCAGTAAACCCATTTGATTTATGGAATGGTGCAAATTTCAAACTCAAGATTCGTAATGTAGAAGGATATCGTAACTATGACCGTTCAGAGTTTGATTC